TGTGATGAGTAACGCCCTTGAGGATTGCGAAGATTTGCGGGGCAGGGACTTTTGGATGCCCCATCAATTCGACAAAAGAGGCCGTATCTATCACAGCAGTACCTTTGGGCATCACAATACCGATTACATACGGGCGTTGTTTCTGTTCGCTGAGAAATCAGAAGTGACAGACGATGTTTACCCATATCTGCAGCTGCAGCTGGCTAACAGCTTCGGCAAGGATGAAGGCAAAGACGAAACCTTAGTAGGGCGTCAGGACTGGGTAGAGCGTCATACGGGCGACATTTATGCGTGTGGTAAAGATTTCATTGAAAACCAGTTCTGGCTAAAAGCTGACGAACCATTTCAATTTCTTGCCGCCTGTCATGAATACGCGAATGCCTATGACGCTATGGAAAAGGGCGAACAATACTTCTCTGGAATACCAATCGCATTAGACGCAACGCAGTCTGGTATCCAGCATTTTGCAGCATCATTGTTGAATTTTGATGATGGGAAGTTAGTAAACCTTGTGCCGCAGGACGAGCCTAACGACATCTACCTTGCTGCAATGTATAAATCACAAGCAGCAATTGACGCTGACATTGTGGCTTTTAGCAATGAAGCACCGGTATCTGATAGCGATAGCGAGACGGTCAAGGCCGAAAAGCTAAAGCATCAAAAATGGCTTGAGATTGCGAAGACCCTGAATGGTCTTGGCGGTCTTACACGCAAGATGGTTAAGCGGAATCTTATGACATGGGCGTATTCTAGCCGCCAATACGGGCTTGCTAAGCAGCTGCGTAGTGACTGGTTGTCGGAATATACTGGTCAAGTCGAGAGGGGTGAGCTGGAAGTTCATCCGTTTGGTGAAGACGAGGGTTATTCAGCCAGTTGGTACATTGCCGGCAAGAATGAACAAGCTATCGCACAGACTGTAAAGTCTGCCAGTGCTGGCATGGACTTCTTCCAGAAATGTGCAGCCATTCTGGCTGAGGAAGATAAACACGTAGCGTATGTCACGCCTTTGGGCTTTCCGGTTTTCCAATTCTATCGTGAAGAGCGGATGAGGCAAAACCCAAAGACTAAAAAGTGGGAGCCTGACCCAGACCGGCAACGGATGTATCTTACTGATAGAGACACAGGTCAGATGCGGAAACAGGCCAAAAACGTTACTAAAGTTTACACTGACAAGGTCAATAGAGACCAAAGCATCAACGCAATAGCCCCAAACATCATTCATTCAATGGATGCCACGCATCTGATGAAAACAGCACTGCTGTGTCATGAGCTTGGGGTTGATGATTTGATGGTTGTACATGACTCATTTGCAGCCACGCTTGGTAATATTGACAAGCTGACCTTTGCGGTGCGCAGGGCTTTTGTCGACCTTTATAAGGATTACAATCTTTATGAAGATTTCCGTCAGCAGTGCGCTGACCGGTTAGACGACCCTGCACTAATCGACCGCTTACCACCTGTGCCTAAAATCAGGGAAAAAGGTACTTTAGACCTCGAAGGGGTGTTGGAAAGCGAATACTGCTTCTCATAAGCACCTGAAATGGAATCATAAAATCTTGGTTTGACCAGGCGATTTCATCTTGTTCCACCTATGCAGACCAGTAGCAGCTTCGGCTGTTTTTTTTTGTTCTTCTTTCAGCTGAATGGAGTGCGCTGGTCTGCATTCCCAACCCACAATCAAATGAATTGGAGAAAATATGAACGCACGAGAAAAGCTTCTCGGAATAGGGAAGCTGCACTTGATGCGTGGCGAACCTATACCCTTGGATATTCTAGTCCAAGCGGATGAGCTGGGCTTATCGATAGAAGATTTCGGTGAGCCTGTTGTAACAACCTACGACCATGAAGGAGAAAATTAACATGGCTAACAAAAATAACTATTTTACCTCACCAAAGGGCGTTGCCCAATATGCTTGGTTGAACACACCAGACACGGCGTTCAATCAAAATGCCTATAAGGTGGCCCTGCGTATGAACAAAGAAGATGCCAAAGAGTTTCTTGATGAGCTGCAGACAGTTGCCAACGATAATTTGGGCAGCAAAGCAGCAGATGCACATATGCCTTACAAAACAGACGCAGAGACCGGTGAAATTCTACTGACATTCAAAAGCAAGTTTAAGCCCAAATTCTGCAGCGCAGACGGGGCTATTGTGTCAGAAGAGCCAAGCGTTGGCTCAGGTTCCTGCGTAAAAATCAAAGGGTCTTTCTACCCATATGAAAACTCAGGCGTTGGTATCTCATTGCAGATGTCACACGTTCAAGTCATCGACCTAGTCGAACATGGCGGTGGACAGCAGTTTGAGCCAGAAGAGGGTAGTTTCAAACCTACCGCTGGTGGCGATGCCAACAACTACAACTTCTAATCAAGTCGGCATAATTAAAGGATTTCGCAGTGGATTAGAGGAACGCATATCACGCCAGATAGAAGCAGCCGGTATCGAAGTATTATTTGAACCGGACAAAATTCCCTATCTATGGCCTCAGCGTTCATCAACCTATTGCCCAGATTTCAAGCTGCCCAAAGTTGGCGGCTATTTTTATGTCGAAACCAAAGGTCGCTTCCTAGTCGCAGACCGACAGAAGCACCTTCTTATCAAACAACAATGCCCTGAAATCGATATCCGGTTCGTGTTCAGCAACCAGAACGCCAAGTTATACCGTGGTTCTAAGACCACCTATGCCCAATGGGCAGACAAGCATGGCTTTCAGTATGCGCACAGAACCATCCCCGATGAATGGCTAACAGAAGGAGAAATACACAATGAGCCAGAATGACAAAATCCTGACGCACTTGCGTGATGTTGGGTCAATTAGCTGGGTTGAAGCAAATGACCTCTATCGGGTCAGGTCGCTCCCAAGACGCATCGCTGATTTACGTGAGCGTGGCCTAGATATCCTCAGCGAGTGGAAAACTGACCGGCTTGGTCAGCGTTACACCCGTTACTCACTAGCTTAACCAAAACGAAAGGAGAGACATTATATGGGTGGAAATTTAGCACCTCACAACAAGGCAAATTTTTCACATCACGAACCCTGCACAGTTTGCGGCAGTCGTGATGCCAATGGAGTTTACGATGACGGTCACCAATGGTGTTTCTCCTGTGAGACCTATCAATCCGGTGGCGAAGGAAGTTCAGCGTCAGCGCAGGAAGTACCAGACAAAGGTTCGCAAAAGCAGAAAAATCTACTGCAGGGCGAAGCAAAAGCCTTACCGGCAAGAGGACTGACTGAGGCTGATTGCCACAAATTCAGCTACTGGGTTGGTTTAAACCACAACGGCGAACATGTGCAGATTGCAAACTACAGAGACGCATCTGGCAAAATCGTGGCGCAGAAAGTACGTGGTAAAGACAAGTCGTTTCAATTTATTGGTGCAACTGACCAAGTCACGCTTTTCGGTCAGCACCTATGGAGCGGCAAGGGCCGAAAACTGTGTTTAGTAGAAGGAGAGCTAGACGCAATCGCCCTTAGTTCCTGCTTCCAGCACAAATATGCAGTCTGCAGCATCCCGAATGGGGCGGCTGGGGCTGTTCGTGCTGTGAAGCGGAACTTTGAATATATTGTAGGCTTCGATGAGTGCGTGGTTTGCTTCGATATGGATGAAGTAGGCCAGAAAGCGGCACAGGCCGTGGCTGAAATATTACCAGTCGGCAAAGCAAAAATCGCAACGCTGCCAGCAAAAGATGCCAATGAAGCAATCCTGCAAGGCAAGCAGTCAGAACTCGTTCAGGCTGTTTGGCAAGCAAAGGAGTTTCGACCTGATGGCATCAAGTCAGCCAAAGATTATCGCAGCACCATTACAGTGGATGAAGCAGCCGGTGCAATCACATGGCCCTATTCATCGCTTAATGAGCAGCTGAAAGGTCTTCACAAGGAAACTTTGACCACAATTTGCGCCGGCAGCGGCACTGGAAAAACCACGTTCTGCAAAGAGCTAATCCACCACCTTCTTTCACATGACCAGAAGGTAGGGGTGATTGCACTTGAGGAAAGCAACAAACGGACGCTGTTGGGGCTGGTTGGTATTCACCTCAGCAAAAACCTATTGGTGGAGCGTGAACAGGCTACAGATGACGAAGTGCTAGAGGGGTTTGACGACCTGTTTGGCGATAGAACCTGTTACCTGTTTGACCACTTTGGCAGCTCTGATGTTGACCTGATTTGCCAGCGTATCCAGTACATGGCGAAAGCTTTGGATATTCAGTGGGTAATTCTTGACCACATTTCAATCCTTGTATCCGCACAGGAAGGCGATGAACGCCGTATGCTTGATGCTGCTTGCACAAAATTACGCACGTTATGCTCTCAACTTGGCATTGGAATTATCATGGTATCGCATTTACGGCGTCCAGATGGCAAAGGCCATGAGGATGGTGCAAATGTCAGCCTAAGCCAACTCAGGGGCAGTCACGCGATAGCGCAGCTGTCAGACACGTGTATCGGCCTTCAGGTCGACCCTGAAGAGCCAGACAGCGATATCCGGCACATCAAAATCCTAAAGAATAGATACACAGGCCAAACGGGCCACGCC